AGGAAATCTGTAAGGTCTATTTCCTGACGTTCAACATACCCTCTGTTCTTGCCTTTTGTTTTAAGGTAGAAGATTGTTGCAGCTGTACTGCCGTCACCTATCTGTTTGTGCAACTGACTTTCTGCGAAGTCAAGTGCTATATCTTGTATGCTCTCTACCTGTTGCTTAAAGTCCTCGTCTGTTTTAAGCCATTCATAATATGTAGTCCTTCCTACGTTTGCTGTCTTACACGCAGTCGTAACTACACCTAGTGATTTCTCAAGAGCATCAAGCAATGCCTTTTTATGGTGTTCGGTTTTGTTCATTTATCAAATCCATTATGTAACTCAAATTAGCTTCTCTCTCAACGTCATTGTTGTTCGATAGTATTTTGGTACTGTTGTTTTCTTTTATGTTCTCAATCTTTGTCTTTTTAGCTTTTAAGAACTTGTCAGTCTGATTGTCTTGACGATCTTTGTGCCTCAGCTTCTTTGTTATGTCGTCTGCTTGTAGTATGATTATGTCACACTTGCGTTCGTTGAATAGACTCTGATTAAATAGTCTGTCACCTTCAAATATAACAGTCGAATCTTCTAGCGCATTAGTAAAGTCTAGAAAGACAGGTTGTACTGCCATTGATAATTTGTCTGTTCCACTAAATAAAGACTCGTCATATATGCCTATTATGTATAGCTTATCTTGTTTAGAATATAGTCCTTGAATAAGACCATATTTGAATGTACGCAACGGCATATTCTTAGCTATTGTTAAGCGTTTGATTAGTGTGCGCATAAGCGAAGTCTTGCCTGTAGCAGGCTCACCACCTATTGCTATTATTCTGTTAGCCATTTCTTGTCGTATGTTTCTTTTCTAAATTGCCAAAGGACAGACCAATCAACGCCGTATGGTACTAGCGTTTCCATTTTCTCGATCTCCTTCCTCATACGTTCAATATAATACCCAACATATCTTTTGCCTAGTCTGTATTTCTTGTATGCGCATAGCGTAGTTTCTATGTTCCAAATGTTCTTGTGTTCTACGTCTGAAGATTGTATAAGGTTTTTTAGTTCGCTAAACTCATATTGTAGGTACTGAATAGCACGTTTGCTTATTGTTTTCTTTTTGCCGTGTGTGTCTAATTCAGGTCTGTTTAAGTAGTACACTAGACCATTACGACAGCTTTCTGCATTCTTTAGGTCTAGTATTGTTGGCTCGAAGTCATATCCGGTTAGTACGTTTACCATTTCCAGATATATGAACATTGTAAATCTTCCGAAGTTTCTTATTTGTGAAAGATCCTGGAAGCAATTGTCATAGGTGTTTTGTCTTGTCGGTTGTTTTAGAGAAGCAAAATAGTCGGCTTGTGTGCGTCCGTTCATTAAGTTCCTATAACTCTCAAACGTTTCTACAAATTTGTCTTGCGTCTTTACTCTGAGTCTGTCTGTTTGAAATAGCGTTTGTTGTTTGTGGCTATCCCACCACCTACGTAACCTATTTACGTCAACGTTCTCGTAGTCAGGAAACTCATTGTATATATAATATACATTTGTAGCTGAGTAGCACGTGCCAAATAAAAACGCTAACCAATAACGTTGCTCTATATTCAATTCAAATCTGTCTGCCACATAGCGCAAGGCATCGTTGCTAGGATCTATGTCCTTAGCTTCTGAAGATTGAATGTGATATGTTATGTAGTCCACCATATATTCTGTGCTACACCTTTCTTTGTTTGTGTGCTTCCGGCTTTCGTCATACCCATTCGTTTATAGAATGCATTACCAGGTGTGTTATCTTTATTGCATTTGAGCATTAAAGGTCTAGGAAGTCTTTTAAATAACGCTTTGCCAACGCCTTTTTGTTTGCTGTCAGCATCAACACCTATTTCGTATAAGACATAAGCGTTATATTTTTTAGAATATCCGAACCTCATAAAACCAGCATTGTCTATTATTAGATACTTAGTGTTATTCTTTCCTGAGATATAATCGTCCCACGCCCAAAACAAATTGAAACTTCCTAGCTCTTGAGGATATTGCTTGTGGATCTTCTTTATGAAGTCAGCATCATCTTTATTTGCTTTTCTAACTTTCATAAATTGTATAAGGTTTTACCTCTACCGGATTAAGAGTAGAGTCAGCTCTTTTGAATATATCTTTAGTCGAAGCAAAATAAACGCCGTCTTTGTACTCGCAAGTCCACAAAGGTCTATTGGTATTCCGGATTGCTAAAAGTTCGTTAGAAGCCGTTAAAATAAGTCCTGCAAACGATCCTGTAGTATTCTCTACGAATGACTTTAGCTTTTCTTTATCTGAGCCACAGGTCTTTAGTACAATCTCACCATCGTTCTCAGTCCTCATTTGTATTCCGTAAGCTGTTTCCATTTCTTCTTTTGTGCGCATATCTATCACGCCGTTAAATGCTAGTGCTATTTTGCCGTCTGTAATAGGTTGATTGTTCTTATGATCTTTGTAGTCACCACTTGTAGAATATCTATTATGAAAGATGAGCTTATTTACTTTCGGTATATTTAGAGCAATCAAGTCGTGATTTTTTTTAGTGACTATTCCGAATGTAGGATTAGTGTACGATATTCCGAAGCTATGCAAACCACGTATTGCGCTCTCGCAAATTATCTTTGTTAATAGATCGTAGTGTTCTTCACTAGGATTGTCGCAACTAAAACCTACTACACCACACATTACGATAATTTATCACCGGGTTTCCTGTGCTTCGCTATGTCTATTTCTTCCTCAGCTGTTCCACAATGTATCATTTTCTCTCTGTAATACATAACCAAACTGACTCTTGTCGCATCATCATCAATTTTAGTTATCGGTGTGTTGCCGTGCCATTGGTGTACGTCAGTCAATAACAGGTCGCAATTCTGCATATCAAATGCTACACCCCATTTTGGTAGCACAAAATAACCTCCTGTGTAACGACCTTTACGCAACACAACTAAGTTACCGAAGCCGTCAGCAAAGTCCCCTTTGTCTGTGTGTACAGCTGTCTGCCAATTCTTATTGACAGTTACCGTAGTAAATGCTGTGTTATGTATAACAAAGTCTTGCGAAGTTGCGTCTGCTTGTTTGCGCTGTCTAGCGTAATGCTCAGGCATCAACTCAGCGTACTTTGTATCGACTAACTTAATGATAGGATATGCTTTTTTAAACTTGCTAAACTCATTTATATTGAATGACGTTTGCCTGCAATACGGGAAACGAGAGTTCCTATCGAAGTAACCTATAATACCACTTTGCGCCTGTGGCAAACTGTTTCTTGTTTTTGACTGAGTACCATCTTTTTTTATGCGAAACATAGTTGTGTTGCCATCTGCGTAAATATCACCTAACGAACCACCTCTATTATTTGTTGGTGTAGCTGCAGACTTTAAATTTTCGTATGCAGTTTCTGCTATATTGCTTGGTATAATCTTCTTACGAAACTTAGCTATGCAGTTTCCTGTTTCTTCGCAATATACGTCAGCGTCATATGTGATCAGCTTATTGTAATCTTTATCTGACAGCAGCGTGCCGTTGAGTTGTTTAGCTTGATCGTCTGTGAGTCTAGGTTTTATGTATAATTGCTTAGCCATACTTATTGTAATATGCTTCTTTAACAGCTTGGTATATAGTATCTGTTAAATTATCTGTGCCGTAAGACTCACGCAATGCTAATTCCCATTCCTTTATGTTTGGCTCAGTAGTGGTGTCTAAAAACAACTGCACCATTCTAACACCTGCTTGTGTGTGTACTTCTTCCGGATAGTCATACTCGCCTGTGTCCTCAATTTCGCTATTAAACTCTGTCGTGTCCCACTTTGGTACGTATAGTCCCCAATCTTTAAGTTGATCTACCTCCCACTCATTAGCTAATACGTCCCAATCCCAATCACCAAATGACACGTTGTCTTTGATCATAAACTCATCACGCTGCGCCTGAGTCCATTCTGTTACGTCTATGACAGGTACTTCTTTATATCCAAGATCCTGCAGCGCACGTAGTCGCATATTGCCACCAACTACTACACCGTCAGCTACAACCAAAGGTCGCACCTCTAACATTTCAGGGAAGTTCTCAATTGATTGTTTCAGCTTCTTGAATTGTTCCTTGCTCAGCGTTCTCGGATTGTTCTGATCCACCTTCACTTGGTTGATCGGTGTTAGTTTCGCTTTCGTTTTCATTGTCTAATACTCTTATGATTTCTCTTAATAATGTTTCAAAGTGTTTATTAGCAACAGCCAAATCTGCAATTATGTTCGGACTATTGTTATTAGCTACGTCTATTTGTAGTACGTTTTTGTGTCGTGAGATTAGTATGAAATCATCACATTGCATCAAATGCTTTTTAGCTTTTCTGTGTGCCATCGTCTATATTTTTATTACAACTTGCTTCGTAAACTTTTAGTAGTTCTACATACATATTTTTATTGCAGGAAGAACAGCTTGTTTGTTTCATTTTTTTTTGAAATACTGATTCGTATAATGCATAAAACTCTTTCCTGTTTTCTTTACTTAAAACACCGTGTCTGTATGCAGGTTGTAATACGTCCTTGAAGAACTTTATCTGCTGTTGCGTCATATCGTTTATTGTACGATACGGAAACATTTTATTCAAACGTTCTCTACGCTGATCGCAACCACAGTCGTCACCGAAGAAAGTTTTAACTATCTTCTCTACTCCTGTTGCCTTCGTTACTTTAGCTATTGTATCTCCTAAACCTTTGCTTTTTGATTTCATTCTTTATGTAATTTCTTACGTCACTTATAGCACGATACAATGTGTTGCGACTGATACCTGTTTCTTTAGCCATACTATTAAGCGAATGTTTGTCGCCATAATATATAGCAAAACAATTCTTTTCAAACCAATCTACGTCTTGTAGCTTTTCTTCTATAAAGTTAAGCAATACTTCATTCCACTTTTTTTCTTGCACCTCATCGAGCTTCTTTATATAATTCAAATGCTCTTTAGCTTTAAGGTGTCGTTCATTTGGCTTCCGATATTTATAGTGATAACGGCTAGTGTTAGATCTGTAGTTATTAATGCAGAGTCGTATTATCCAATACCGCATCTGATTCTTTTCTACCAACAAGTTCATCTTATCTCTGTTGCCGGTAAGCACACTTAGTATAACTTCGTGCGCAAGATCTTCATAGTCAGGCTTGCGTCCTTGTGTAATAACCTTAGCAATCTCAACTATTGATTCGTAGTTCTCTCGTATGTACTTCTGTACCACACTCAATGCTACAAAAGTTTTTTCACTAATTTTTCGTAGTGTTTTATTTTTTCTAACAGGTAGTCGTTAGTAAACCTTGCAGGCTGGTTGCTTTGCACCACTAATTCGTCTGCTAGTTCCGTTCCAAGATTTAAAGCAAATTGATATTGTTCGCCACCTCTGAAACCGTTGCAACGTTTGCACTGTGGCTTTACGTTATCTTCGTTCCAGCGTGTCGCATATTTGCCACGTGATTGAAAATGTCCGGCGTCAACTTCTTGCCAATTTTTTGTGACGCCACAAGTGAAACAAGAAACGTAGCCAGCGTGGTCTGCGTCTTTTAGTCTTATGTATTGACTGAATACTTTGTCTAACTTTTTGACAAGTGTCGAACGTTTTACAGGCATAAGTACAACAATCCTAGCGCAGCAATAATGCACTCGTTTACTCTTAAACCTTGGTACAGATAATACTCTACACCTACGTCAACGAACGCTATAATAACCATAGCAATAACAAGTCCTTCCATAAAACACAATATAAGCCATCTTTATTCGTTTTTTCTAGCTGCGAAAAAGCAGCATAAGTTTTCAGCTATATTGTACACGTATTTCGTAATCTTGTTTTTTTTCTTAAACGCTGTCGTTCTTGGCATCTGTATTGCAACCGGTGGCGTCACTGTTATCTGGTCAATAATTTCGGATATGTTAAACACATACAAACCTTTAGGATCAATGACGACATACAGGAAAGTCTTGCTTTTAAGTTGGGACTTTTGATAGTTTGCAAACAGCTTGGAGCATTCTATTGTTTTGTCCTGGTAGTAGCTTGCTCGGTTTTTTATTTCTACAATACGCAAATCGTCTTCTGCGTCGTAAGTGCTGTACGCATCTTTGACGAGCCTTAGCTTTGCGGTGCAGTTTTTTCTAGTATTTAAGAATTGTATTGTTTGCGCTTCTGTCATTGCCCTTATTTATAAAATTGTGAGCTGTCGAATGTCTTTTTGTTTTATAATTCCTAACGCTGTTTCTAGTATTGTTTTACCAGCTTCATAATCTACTAAGTTTCTTGCTATTTTATTAGTTAGCTGCTCACCTTTATAACTGTAAAAGTCAAAATTATGAAAAGCGCATAAGTTTTTTACCTC